ATGCTCTCTCACCAGAGTTAAAAGGAGCCGAGTTGCACGGCGACGAATGGGTGAGCATTCGCCCTATTGGGGGAGGTACTAGGGGTTAGTGGCAGGTGCTAACTCTGGGCTGTGCAGGATTGCAATGCAGTCCATAACGCCAACAGAAGTGACCCCTGTATTGGTCAAGTTGCATGTGACATATCTGCTATTCCCGCGGTAGCCAAGACGCTTGGTAACTTCTTTGGTAGTACCGGCTGCGCGAGGAGTTGCCGCTGGCAGGCTTGCCAGAGTTTCAGTGCCCAGCAAGTCTGAGTCTGCAACACTGGTCAAGGTGCCTGTTACATCACCTTCTTTGCATAGCACAGTAACGACTGTTCCAGTGGTAGTTACTGATCCATACGAAAAGATAAATTCAACGCCACCCCAGCCTTGTCGATCTATGACAATTCCAGAGGTAGTGCCGGTAGTGCCAATCGCAACCGGAGTGATTACTGTTTTGGTGCGGATATTGCTGTGTAAATCGTTCATGGTTTTTCCTCGGGTCGGAAGTTTGCCGCCCACAAATAAAAGGTATAAAAAAGCCCCCGTGAGGAGGCTTCGTTCGAGAGGGTTGAGCGGTTATTACGAAGTGGCGAAGCGGAGAGCTTTGATTGCCTCGTAGTTGTAGATACCGCCGCCGATACGCTTGCGGAAGTTGAACTTCGTCTGACCTTTGGACGTGATGTTGTCACGAATCAAAGTGGTGCCAGCGCGATTCACAACCTTATAGGCGCGTTTCGGGTTCAGGTAGAACAAGCTGTAAGAGCCAGCACCTGCTGCCGCGATGTTGTCGTCAATCTCAACAGGAGAGCCGAGGAAGCGACCACCGAAGCCAGCAGCGGGATCTGGATTCCACAGGTAGTAAGAACCTGAGCCGTCTTTCAACTGGCGCATTACGCCAAGAGTCGAATCGTTGGTCAGGAACACCGCGCCAGGGCGATACTGTTGCTTCAGGGAGTGCTGGAGGCTGATTACCTTGTCAGCAGGAGCTGAAGTGGTGAAGCCGCCAGACAAGCCGGACGCGATGTAGCCGACATTGCCCCATGTGTAGCTGGAGTTCGCAACGAAGGTGTAAGACGCGATGCCGCGAGGCTGACCGACACCGTTACCAGTAATCAGAGCAGCACCTACGCCCTCGCCAAAGCCGATAGCGGCTTCGTTTGCGAGGTCAGACTCCAGATTGTAGAAGGAGTCTTGCAGGGTTTCGTTGTATACCCACGGCTCAATTTCTGCCGTGTGAACATCAATCGTTACTTTCGCGTATTGCGGCTCAGTTGTCTCGCCATTGGTGCCGCCATCAGCGACCCACGCCAGAGACATGCCGCTTGTCTTCATCAGCTTTTCCCACTTGCTGGAGCCGATTGTCACGTTGTCTGCCAGACGAGCCATAGAGCTGATCGTCGGGACAACACGGTCAATCGCCATGTCCATCTCAGGAAGAACGAGATAACCGCCGTCGGGGTCGCTGGAGCTGTTCATTGCCTTTTGCTGGAGTTCTGCGAGGCCGTTTGTGTTGCCTTTTCGCATGTAGTCGCCAAATGCCTTCTTGTATTCGGCTTGCTCTGCGGTGATTTCCTTGCCATCAGCACCAACTTGCGGACGATTGGATTTCTTTTCCAGTTCTTCCGCTGTTTTGCGAATCTCGGCGAGATCAGCGTTGATTGCATCGAGCTTCGCCTGAATTTCGCCAGTAGGAAGCCCCTTTTCAATGGCGACAAGGCGCTCATCGTTTGTCTTCATGAACGCGCCCCATGCTTCGTCGCGCTTAGTGACCAAATCGGCCAGTTCTTTAAATTCCATTGTTAAATCCTCGAATAGTTGGGTTTATTTGTACTTACTCAGTGCGCCTTCCAACAAATTCTTGCCCTCGTCGTCAGAATGGCTCTGCGCGATTGCCTTCAATCTGCTAAAAAGCACGGTTGCTTCACGGTGAGATAAACCCAACTGTCTTAGGTATTCTTCGCCGGTCTTTCGATCTTCAATTAATTCAATTCCTTTCACGCCCTGCACTCTCGCCGCATCATTTGCGGGGAAGGTGACAAGGGAGGTTTCCCATAGATCAACCTTAGTGAGAGTCGTCGTCTTTGCGTCGCGGTCTACGGTTTCTTCTCGCGGAATAAAACCGATAGAGAGCCCGCTGATGGCCTTCATCTTCAGCAATTCATAGGCTTCTGCTCCGCGCTGAGTCTTGAGAGCAATCTTTCCAGAGACCTTAAGGCCGATCTGGTCTTCCTCCATCGACGTAAACACGCCGACGGGCTCTGAACTCATGTGCTGCCAAAGCAGCGCTGGCATCGTCCCCTTGGCTTTGTGTGCCGCGAGGGAGTCTTGAAAAGCGCCAGGCGCTACAATCTCGTTGTAGCTGTCAATCACGCCGAACACGCTGCCATAGCCTGTGAATGACCCATCATCGGTCATGGCTTTGATTGAGAAATCAAAGTCTCTAGTTGTTAATCTCATGTGATCCCCTTGCGGAGTTAGATAATCAGAAGTAGCAAGGAATCATCCTCGCGCCTGCGTTTTTCAAGCGGGTCTTTTTCGGGTTTTGGTGGGCTGTACGGCGAATAACCGAGTGATGCACCGCCATAAATTCGTTTCTTCTTCGGGCCTTGACCTGAGAGAAAGTTGTTCATCAGGAGAGGGAGTAACACTACTGATCTTCTCGCGTGTTAATTGACACATTGACGTAAGTTGCCGTTCCGGTGTTTGATGAGCCGCATACAGACAGCCACTCCCCCGGCTGTATGGTTGGAATGTCATCGAAAACAATACTCTGATCTCCAATTGAGCTAATAGGCATAGAGTAAATAATCTGAGCGTTGTCTGTAATCGTAACCGTTGTAGCTGATGTGTCATAAGCAGTGGAAGAAATGGAGGAATAGTCGGCAAAGTCAGGATTCCCAGTAAGTTCCCCGTTTTTTATCAGGTAGATCGTGCAGGGAGTTGTGTTGTCTTTAACTGACCCCGCTAGAAAGAGTAAATTAACAACAACTTGGTTAGGGATGCCGCCATAAGTCAGCTTATTAAGGACTGTAAAGAAAGCGTAATATGCACCGCTTGCAATCCCGGAAGACTGCTTGGTATATGTGAACCTATTTCCCCGCAGTGCAGATTCACCTTCAATGAATCCCGCGTAAGACCCCACATGAACTGACAGGTCAGTGGTCGAGCCAGCAGAGTAAACCGCAGCAGTAAATGGGAATGACGGGTTGCGGAATGTGGTCGCAGTCAGAGCATTCGGCAGCAACATTGTGTGGACGTTTACAAAGTCTGGCCCGCCTCCACCGCCTGCCGTTTCAACTTGGAAAGTAATCGCCCCGAAGCCAAGGTACTGAATTCCGATCTGGAATACGTTTCCTTTAGTCCAATCAGCAGTAACGCCAGATGCGCCTGCTCCGTCCATCTTATCGCCGTTCCACTCTGACTGAGGATAGAACGCTTCTGTTGACGCAGCCCCCGCCCTAGTTGATGCGATAGTTGCAGCAGCTCCCGTAGTGCCAGCGGCGAAACTGTATGTCCCACCCTTAACGCCAGCATCGTCCTTGACAAAGACAACAGTCGCGCCCTTTGGGTATGCCTTCCACCCGGCAAAAACGAACTGCGAAATCTCCCACACGGTTCGCTGGATGTTACTAGCAGCAGTTAGCGGCACAGTAAACGCAACGCTGTTCAGCGTGATCGTGCAGTCAGCAGCGGCGGTTGCGCCAGTGGTCACAGTCATAGTGCGAATGTCACGCTTGCCGCGATTTACGTACAGAATCCCGAACTCTGAGACTGCTCCCGCTATGTCTTTATAGCCGAAATAAACGCCATCTTCTGCGTGACCGAATCCTGCAATCTGATATGAGTACGCAACTGGAGCGGTATAGCGGGCAGTGAATCTCCCGACTACGCCCTGTCCCGGCCTGTATCTCATTCGGCGGCGGCTTTGGATAAAGGCTTGCGAGTATATCGTTGTCCCAGTTGAAACAATAAAGCTGGAATCGTCTGCCGTAGCTGTCCCGCTTAGTGAGCGGCCAGACAGAGTTTGACCTGCGTTTATTCCGTAGACAGCATCAGTCTGAAATATAGGCGCAAGTCGCTCTGTGTGTATTGACCCAAACGGTAGTCGCGGTGAACGCAGCGCAACTTCAAGATGCCCGTTGTTATCAATGCCGACATTTTTATACTGGTCGCCATCCGTCTTGCCTACAAGAATGTTTCTCCCTAGGTTTGCAGACATTGCGGGTGAGATGAAAGAATTTAGCCCAAGAACCTGACCAGAGAGGGCCGTAGAGAGAAATTTGGTATCGAAGTAGAACTGAGCCTGACCTGCCTCGTCTGCCGTAAACTGATATTCAACGTATGGCGTGAAGGCTGGCGCAGAGAATGTCTGATACCCGCTACCACCGACATAGGGAATAGTCAAAGTTCGCAGTACAGTTGCACCGCCCGAATCCTCGCAGAATTTTACCGTCACCGTCCCGTTTACATCAGACAGTATGTTGGTTTGGACTTGCGTGTACCCAATCAGACTTAAAACACCAGACGAATAAGTAACACCGTTTGCAAGCACCGCTGATGTGCTGAAAGCAATCTTAGGGTATTGAACAGCAGCGCCGCTGTTATCGAGTAACGATGCGGGCAAAGGGTTGGACGTAGACAATAACGACTCACCACCCGCGCCACCCATATCAAGCGCAACCACCTGAGTCTTGATGCCCAACTTATCAATCAGTCGAACAACATCGCCAGACTCACCTCTGTTTAATCGCGTGTTGTCCGTCATACGTCAGTCTCAACCTGCGTTGCCTTGACGATGTTGCCCTTGTCATCACGGATAACATCTGTCTCAGTCCGTCTTGCTGGCATTGAAACGATCACATTAGGAGTCGGCATCGTCGCCTCAAGTGTGATTGATGGCTGCTCTACCGTAATATCACCAGCTTTAATCTCTGGAATATCAACATTTACATTTACTTCGGCTGGTGGAGGTGCGTCAAAATGAACTGTAACGTCAGGCGCTTTCATTTCTGGTACGTTGACGATCGTCTCCCCCGCCTTA